TTCCGCTTTTTCATAATCCTTAGACTTCAAAACTTCTTTGAGGTCTTTCAGATCCTGCAAAAGTCTTCTTAAGTAACTTTTAAATACACTCATATCTTCGCTCATTTTTCTCCTTTCCGGCTTTCGCCTATTGCCTTTCGACAATATTATAATAACATTAAAATATAATTTTGTCAACACTAATTTTAGTGTTTTAAAAAAATCTTATTTTTTCTTCATCAGTCGGAACGATTTCCAATACATCCGACGGCTGACATCTTAAAATAATGCAGATCGTGTTAAGCGTGTCTGTAGTGATTCCCTTCCCTTTTCTCAAATTCTGCATAGTCGCTTCACTCATTATCTTCTCTTTTCTCATCCGAGTAGAAGTGTATCCGTGTTTTGAAAGCTCTTTTAATACATCTATTTTATAATTAAACATTTTTTTCACCTCACATTTTTTATTTACTACATTATATATAGAATCACTCTAAAAATCAACATGAAAATATTTTACAAGAACACTCTTTTTAGTGTTGACATGCACCAATATTAGTGTTATTATAATCTCAACAGGAAAACAAAGAACACAAAAACAGGAGGGAACGATCATGAAAGTTAAAATTAAAATTGAGGGAAAGATAAATGATACTTACACTTTTCAGCAACCAGAAGAGGGAAATATCCTTGACGAGCTGGAGGCGATCATCGAAGAAATGAAAGCCGGAAGAATTGATAAAGTAGAAATTGAGAGGGAGGCGTAAACATGAGAACGTACGAACAGGATTTAAAAGAACTTAATATTTCAGCAGAAGAATTTGATAACATAATTTCACACATTTACGATAAAACAGCCGATGAAATGGCGGTGCTTGCTAAGGCGATTAAAAGCGGCGCGGCTGTTCTCCCGACTGTAAAAAGAGCATTTGAGCGCGTTCTTGCAATTAGACAGGCGGAAAGACAAGAAGCATATAACATTTATTATAACGATTTAAATACTATGTGTTATAGCTGTAAAAAATGCGGTATAAGTTGTAACGGTACAATTTGTAAAACTTGGACTGGTTGCGCAATGAAAAATTAAGTCGAAACGGCGGAAGCTGCCGCCGTCTGCAGGAACTGCCCTACCTGCACCGATGAGACAGGGCGCATGATGAAAGGATGGTTGATTTTATGAAGATGATGACACTTGAAGAAGCGAAAGAATACACACGCCAAAAACTGGCGCCATATTATGACCCTGAAAAAATAGAAAATATAGTTAATCAATATGTTTCCGTGGCGCGTCCGGGTGTTGTCTTAGTTAGAAATAAAAATGTAGGACTTATGGAACTGTATCTATAATTAGCCGCCGCAGAGAATGCACGCCGGAACCACTGCCGGCGGCGGTTCTACCCGTAAGGGAATATTATTTTTTTAGGAGGATTTATAAATGACTTATCCGAACGGAGCACAGACAGTTTTTCAAGTCACATGCATGGGAAGTGTTTATAGCGTTGAAGATGGATTTTTCAGAAATGACGGCAAAGGAACGGACTTTAAAACGTTCGACGATGCTTGGGAAGTTTTCAAAACGCTTCCAGAATGGGAGCAAAATGCTGCGGAAATAGAGGAATTTTAAGCCGGAATCATCCCGGCTTTTTCCAGTGTCCGGATATATTGCAACTTGACAAGATATACGCCCGGTCATATAATGCGCTTAAGTGAACACGTATAAGCCATTTTAAGGCTTGCGCAAGGCTATGCAGTGCTTTTATATATTTACAACGCGAAACGTCTGTAAATCGTTTTTACGACGTTGCAAGCCTGTAAACACTGTGTTCATCTTGCCGCGTTGGCATCCGGCAGCATGTCAGACAATGCCGGCCTGCTGATCACAGCGATGTGCACTATCCCGGCAGCCCGCCGGGGTGTGAAAATTCTGATTTCTGATCTCAAAATCGAGCCGTTTTCCAAGAAGAAAAAATTCAAAAGTTGAAAAATGAGATTCCAACTGCGAAAAGACAATATGCACAGTAAATTATTATGCGTCATTTCACAACTTGTGAAATTTGACTAATTCGCTCTCTTCTCTTTCTCTGGCTATCAGTCTGTTTCTGTTTTTTCTGTGATTTTGTTGTTCTTGTTCCCATTCGAAAATTCCTCATTCACTTTCTGGTTGCGTGATTTGTAATTTACAATCTTTACATCTGTGTTCAATTCATCCGGCATCTTCCCGACGATCAACACTGTATGCGGTTGCAGCCTGTCTGTCATTACTTTGAATCCCTCGCAAAACTCAATCCGAGCTGCCTTTGCCCGCACTCTTCCATTTGTGCATACAGCAATCACACCACCCTTACTGTACCCGGCAAAACAAAGATCATAATTGTCTTTGTCCGGGATGCCTACGGACGGTATAACACGGATCCCGTTCAGCAGCATATAATGTGCAAGCGCATGGTTCCGGTACACGTTATATAGATTCAAAGCAAACGGCATACCACAATCGCCTGTAGCAATACTAAAATCCGGCATACAGACCGAATGGAAACACTTCAAGTGTTCCATGTATTTATCCGGGTTATTCCACAGTCTTTGAAACTTTGAATCGTCAATATAAAAATTCACATTTAATTTTCTATGCCCTTTTATCTTTTGTGAAAAGCTCTCTCCAAAATCTATGGAGTCCTCCGGCAAATAATCCAAGCTGCATGCCGGGACAATCGGGATCTGATATTTTTCATCAAGCTCCGCTCCATAGATCATATATTCTTTCATAACATCAAAAGATGTATGACATCCATTGTACAATACTATCACCCCAAAAACATTTTACTATTTTTCTTCTTGACAAACAACTTCTTTTGTGAAAAGCAAAGAACGTGCGGCGTAATCACTTCTGCTTAGTTCATTTATCAGCTTTTCCCTTGTCATTTCCGGGTTTGTTCTGTGAATATACCGCAGCAATTCATCTATTTTGTCCACTATGCTGCCCTCCAATCAATGTTTGACATCAGATCATCCAAAAGATAGATCAAATCAGTACCGTACAGGCTTATCCAGTCCGCGAGATACTCTTCCTGCTCAATCGGCATATGAATGTTATAGGAAAAACAAAAGCAATGGCAAAGCTCATGGGCTAGTATTTTGCGCAAATAACCATTTTTCGGTTTATCTGAAACATATATAGCCCTGTCGTTCCAATCTGTCACAGCAAGGCTGGTAGAGCCATCAGAGCGCATAAGCTTACCGTTTGCACTGTGAACAAATTCTATTTTCCATTCAATACCATTTATTACAAACATATTTTACCTCCAAAAAAAGAAACCACCAGCCAAATATCAGCCAGTGATTTCTAAATTTAAAGTTATTCTTCTTGCTCTTCAACCAACAAATAATTAATGTACCTTGTTGCTGTTCCAGCAAGTTCTTTGCTGTAGTCTAGCAAGTCCATCTTGTACTCCGGTTTATGCCCATATGTGACTGTATAGAACTTTTCCACAAGTTCTAAGTTATGTAAGTCAGACAATTCCACAAGAATTTTGTGATATAAAAATTTTCTCGTCCATCCGAACCGGTCACAGATAATTTTGAGTTTCCAGTTATTTTTATTAAACCATTTACCACTCTCTATCTTTTTTACGATGCTCCAGTGTGCAAACGGGTCTTTCTCCGGAATTTCAGCCTGCGGATTTTTCAGAGCCTGTTCCATGTCGTGAAAGCGATTGATGTATTGAGCTGTGAAAGCCGTTCCCTTAACTCCGGTCAGCTTGTGGGCGATAAATTCACAGCCTTTCTTGGTAATGTCATAGCATGGGCGTTCTTTTCCTTGCTCGTCCTTATAGGTGCTTTCTCTGAAGAAATCAGCCACATCAATTTTGATTTTACCTGTAATATTGTTTTGTTCCATCTGTTTACAGTACCTTTTGATATCTCGTAACATGTTTGCGTGTGTCTTTTCGACCATTTCCGAAACTTCCATACTGGTTAACGTCTGTTCTAATTGTTTCATCTGAATATCATTCATCAGCAAATCCCCCATTTATTCTTGAATGAAATAATTGTGTTCAAAATAAACTGCAAAAATTTTTCGTCCTGTATGCTCTGGATTTCTGTAATCAGCTGTTCTTTCATCTCGCACCGCCTTTCTTGTCAGATGCAAGGTTACTTGTAAAAATCCAGACACATCTTAAAAAGTGTTCGCTAAGTACATTCAGATTTTTGGTAATTGCTTCAATATACATTTCTCTCATAGATTTTTCCTCCCTTTCAATTTTTTCTTGAAAAGAGATACTCTCTATGATAAAATATTTCACAGAGAGTTATCTCGGTTTTAGGGCAGTTGCATGACCGTCAAATCATTTGCAACTGCTCTTTTTGTTTAACTGCTGATTTCTTCATCAACCTTGTTGTCAAGCCACTCTTTTTTAGTCATTCCTTTTTCAAAAAGTTTTTCTTCTAACTTTTCAAACTTCTCCCTGTCAAGCTCAACACTAAAATTTCTTGTCTTTTCTCTACGTTGTTTCATATAATCAGCTCTGCTCTTGGGTGCGATTTTAACCACCTCCTTGTTACGAGTTACATTATATAATGTTACATGTAACAAGTCAATACCTTTTTGAAAAATTTCCAAATCCACAAATCACTAGCTGATATTCAGTTGTCAATGTTCAAACAAACAGGGGCATTTCTGCCCCTGTCATTACATTTTGGAAACAAGCGTTGACAGCTTGCTCTTTGTCATTGTGCGCTCTTCCGGTGTCATGTCGGAGATAAGCTCCGCCATATCCTCCGAAAGCTCTTTCATGTATCTTTCAAGATCATGCATCTTTGCATCCTTGTCTTCTGGCGTATTGCCTTTGTGAAGCTCTTTGCTTTCCATGTAGCTTCTGCGGCTCATTCCGCTTTTGCCCTCTCTGCGATCACGCATACCGCCATCTGCCGCAATTGTAGGCTCTGTGTAATACATTCTGCCGGAAGAACGATCCATATCACGGTCGTGTTCCATTTCCCGGTACATTTCCGGTGTCATGTGCCAGTACGGAGGTTCGTCATATCCTCTCCGCGTTCCTCTTCCCTTTGGCGCAAA